GCTCCACCAGGTGTAGAGCAATTCATCGGCATCCGAACCGCTCAGCGCAGCCACCCATTCGCGAGGCTGGCCGCACGCCACGGCAACCACATTCAATACCTCGTCAAAGACAGTCGCCAGCTCATCGGTCAGCTGTTCCAGAGATACGATCCCGTCAGCGGAGGAATCAAGCAGCGTTTTTAGCGCTGCCGTGACGATTTTCAGGCTGCGGCGGTACTGTAGCTGTTCGGATAACGTGTATTCATGTACTGAGACGCTGACGCCTGCCAGCGTCAGCGGTGATACTGCGATTAGCACGTCCAGTTCGTTAAGCTCTGTCATTCGCTGTCCCCGACGTGGATAACTCGTCCGTACCGGCCGATGACCGGATCATCGCGGCGGGCGGTGTCCATCAATACCCCGGCCGTGGTTTCCATACCTGAAAGGCTGGTATCGGTATTGATCCAGTCAATCGCTGATGCCGGGTCGAACTGAATTTTATACAAGTCCAGAATGACCCGTTTTCCACCCTCGGCTAAGTTAATCCCCTCGTAACGCAGGGCCAGCTCCTGAGCGTGTTGGGTAAACATTGATGTATTGATTGACGAACCGTGCTTATAAGCAGCTTTCGGGGCGGTTGCCTGGGCGGTCAAAAACTCAACCGCGCCCACGTCTGGATACACAACGTAGTCCGTATTCTCAACGAGGGTTCCCAGCGTTAACTCGCTAATGTTCTGATACTCAAGCGTGACGCGGTCCCCGGCCTTAAGCTCAGCGGGCAAGGGTTCATCGGTAACCGTTCCGGCAGGAATAACGGCCGCTTCGCCGAACAGCAGCAGCGCAACGTTCTCCGGCGAACGCTCATACCAGGTGCTGGTAATGGTGCCGCTTTGTCCGGTGTAGAGACGGCGAACGGCAGCACGCTGACCGGAATAGCTCTCTTTGTGGTCGAAAGATTCCACCTCCAGCGCAAGCGACAGGGCATCGCAGTCGCCAATCCATCGCCACACGCCCGGTTTGCCGGCAGCATCTCGTTTTGCAAGGAACACTTTCCCCTGCCCGTAATAGTAGGTTTCCTGACTCATTCCGCATTATCCTCATTCGTTTTCGGCTGTGCCGGTGCTGTGTTTTTGGACGTTGTAATTACGTCGTTTCTCTCAAGCCACTGCGCCGCCCCTGAATCCACCGTGATGGTTTCACCTGCTGGGTATTGTCGGCCGGCGTGGGTATGTGCCGTTTTGAGCGTCACCGTTTTTTCAGTCACTTAATATCCTCCGAGGCTTGCTGGTATCTGGATTTGATACACCAGCGGGTAAAAGCCGTAGCCGTTGTCATACTGCACCGGCAGCTGCTGCGCGCTGCGCCGGACGCGCGGAACCGTTTTCTCGTCCGGTGTCCAGCCGCGCATTGCCTCCAGTACGCGTGAAATCAATGGCCCGGCCGTACCGTTGATATCCGCTCCCAGGCCGCGCCCGTCCGCAAAATACACCGCCAGCAAAACCGCCCATAGTTGTGTGACGGTCTGCTGCTGGGCGCGCTGGCCACCGACGGATGCTGTCGAACCGCTGACCGCATCACCGAGATAAAATACCCAGGCAGACGGGACCGGGACGTTGCCGTCCTGGATGGCCTCCAGTCCGGCTGCACTGCCTACCTCGACAAGGTCCGGTATGCTGGCGCGCAGGTGGTCAATGATGCGCGACTCACAAAAGAGATAATCATCCGTTACCACAGTCCACCGCCTCCGTTATTGAACATGTTGCGGCCAGGTTCAAACATCACCGTATCTTCGGGCTTTGGTACTTCACCTGCGCTGTCGAGGCCGAGCGATAATTTGCCGTTGGCTACACCTTCCAGTTGCCGTACACGCTGCCGGTAGCGCGTTACCACCGGGGTATCATCGCGGGGGTTCTGATAGAGGTAGTAGCGTGCAATGTCGCAGCAAATACGGCGCAGGGTTTCCGGCACCGTTTTTAATGGCAAGAGGCCGCGCCCCTCTAAATACATATTGATTTCGGCGCTGGCATCGTTGATGGCTTCCGCGACAACCTCCAGAACAATCGCCCCCGTCTGGGGGCGGTTGCGGTCAGACAGTTGGCGGATTTCCTGCTCGCCGAACGCAGCAATCAAATCGACCAGGGTGCAATACATTTACGCCTCCGCGTCGTCGTCCTGCCCGTCGAGCGAGATCACCTTCAGGTGCGGGTCGCGCAAAATGGCGCGCCACTGGACCGTGGTAAAATCGTATTGAGACACGGGCAGTGGCGTATCTGTAAACACGTACCCGCCTCGCATGCGCCGATTGTTAGGTACCGCTACAGCCTGCACGCTGTAGCGTTTTAATGCCGGTAAGTTGGTATTGATCAGAGGCTCATGGCCTAAAGCCTGCGCCAACTCACCGGACATTTCTTGAGGTAAAATATCCGGCAAGTTATCAGGCGCTATGTATAGGTTTTTTTCCGTCAGTGTTGCGCCAGGGATTGCGTCCGCTGCTGGAACAACTGGCGGTAATACCTGCTCGCCGCCTGTGATTTCCGGCTGTTTGAGTGCTTCATTCGCCATTTCCTTTGTACCTTTTTCCTTTTTTTCATCATTTTTCGCCATGATCTAACTCTCCAGTAAGCTGTGTCCGTCGTGGCTCAGTTCAGCCACGCACAGTCAAGAATTTTGCTCATCCCGTAATTCTCGTTATTTTCACCACCGGCTAGCGTTTCTTTGCCGACCACGGTTTTTGCCGCTGGCAGCAAGTTAGACGGCACGACCAGCAGCTCGGGACGCACGTTTAATGGGTCACCGCCGTCCGCTTTCATATTGCGAAGTGCCTGATAGGCTTCTTCGTAGTTTGCAGCATTGAGCGGCTTGGTTGATTTAACGCACAACTGCCACAGGCCATAGCCCGCAGCAGAACGCGCGCGAATACCGTACAGGAACTGATCCCCCATAAAGACCTCGTCTGAGGTGGCATCGCTTTGTTTGTTAGTGATTTGCGGCTTGGTGCGCTGCTGGAAAATCAGCGGCTTAATGGCTTTCGTCGTGTCCATCAGATACCAACCGGGACCATCACCGGCAAAGAAGTTACTGACAGGCTCTGCTGTGCCAGTGCCGTCGGTTTTTTCGTAGACGGGATGGTCAGTATCAAAAAAGTTCTGCCCGTCGTAGCACAAATTGGTCTCGCCAACTTTCAAAAGGCTGAACACGTCGCGATTCGGATACTGCTCCGCCTCCTGTCCCTGCATATTGAATAGCGGTCCGTATCCGCCAACGATGTCATCCTCAATATCTGTACGCGCCACGCTTAGCGTTGAGGTATAGAGAATGTTTGGCAGGGTATAGCCGTGTGCCTGCATGTCACGCAGTACACGTCGGCCCGCCCATTTTTCCATTTGTGGGAACTGGCCGAGCCAGTTGTAAACGTTAGCAGCCGACGTCGACGGAACTACGCTTGCAACATCTTTATAGGCGGTGTCGGCTAGTTTTATGCCGTCCTGAAACTGTTTGTTAAACGTCACAAACAGCGCGCGGATACTCTCCGGGGTGATAATCATTTAATTGTTCTCCAGTGATTTTTTAGCGGTGGCGAATTCTTCCGCCGTCATGCCGGACAGTGCTGCCACACTCAGTTCTGTCGCGTTCAGGCCGTGATTGTTACCGCCCGTAGGCGGCTGGCCGCCGCTCTGTTGGCTGGTCAGTGCCGCAATGGGTGCGGCCTTATCGATATAGGATTTGAGCGCGGCAATGTCTTTTTCACCCAGTTCACGCGCCCACGGCTCCAGTGCAGGGAGCAGTTTCCCCGCATTCAGGGCATCAGCGACAAGCGTATCCAGTTCACCGCCGTTCACGCGTGCGGAAAGCGATGCCACCTGTTGTTGTAGTTCTGTCAGCACAGAAACTGGGGCGTATTTCGCCGGGTCCGGCGCACCGGGTGGCGTTTTTTTCGCGGCATCAAGCGCGACCGTTAAGGCGGCAACTTCTTCTTTTTTTGTTTTCAGCGTGCTGAAAACCGTAGACAGACTGGCATTCGCATTTTCGCCCGCGTCGGTTTTTATCTCGTTAAGCATTTTTTCCAGCGCCGCAGTAATGGCCGCTTCATCTGCATCAGCAGCGAGGCCAAGCAGTTGGCGCAGCAGTTTTAAAAGTTCTTCATTCACAAGGAATTCCTC